ATGTTAAATATATTATGCAATACTTAAAAGAAAATCGTGAAATACGGAATGTACCAGATATACGGAGAAACGATACAAAATAAATATGTATTAAATATATAAATGTCTGTTATATATTTACCTTCATATATTGAAAAAACATATACTGAAAATGATAGACAAACATATTGCGAAAATGGTGTTTGTACTTCAATTCAATCATTATGTAATTTGGAAAACGATGATATAAAATGCTTGGAAAAATATAGTATTCCTAATGGTTTAGTAGTACATAATCATACTCGCAAACCTATACGTGCATCAAATTCTAATAATGTAATCGAAAATAATAATTTTGATATTTTATATGATATGTTAGTTTTGAAAAATGTTAATGCGTCAAAATCAACTGTCAAAAATAATAAAGGCAATGAAACCAAAACAAGAAAAAAACATTAATATATGTCCGATCTATATGATATTTTCAATGGACGATTACTTATTTGTATATGTGTATTTTTTTTACCATCTAAATCACACGTTTTTATGTAAATTGGATCTCCATCCCTGAATATATGACCGGTTTTCGCATTTATTTTTTCATAAAACATATTAATATCCTTTTCACCGGCATTTGATAGAAATTCTTCAAACGATTTAAATTCAAAATTTTTAATAGGCATTGGTATAAAAACCTTAGTATGTTTTGAATGACAAAAACGATACCAATGTTTATTTATTACATTTATCTGTTTACATGTACGTGTAAACAAAGACCAAATCATAATTATACTAATAAACATCATATAATCTTTATGTTGTTTATTTTTTCATAGTCCTGCGACGTCTTCTTCTAACTTTACGACGTGTACCACCCATAATATTACACGATTCCATAATACTACTTATTATACTACTACTTGTACCACTACTTGATCTACTACTTGTACCACTACTTGATCTACTACTTGTACCACTACTTGATCTACTACTTGATCTACCACATGGTGGTAGTTTATATATCATAGGTATTCCATTATAAAATACATCTTCAATATCTACCTTTGGTTTTTTATTATCAACACCTTCAAATTTGGCATTTTTACTTAATTTTTTTTCATTTAAAGCTCCCTCAGAACCATGTAATGTAATAGGCTTTAATAATTCATAAGCATTTATTTCTAAATTTTCTAGTTCATCTTCTTCTTTAGTTATATCTTCCCTTTTTTCTGTTTTTTCATAAATTTTATCTTGTACTTTTTTTATATCTTGAAAAGATTTTCTCAATGCTTGTATTTCTCCAGATCTTCGCGATTCAGTTCTACTACTACCAATTTCAAATGTAAATCCTAAATAATGATAATAAGAAATTACAGTATTTAATGCTCGTAATTTCACATATTTTAAACCCTCTGTTCTTGCAATTGTTATGACAGTAGATATCATATCTTTTCCACTCTTAGGATCACCTCTTTTAGAATTAAATATATTCATAAAAGTATCAGGTTTAGCATTACAAATAAGAGATATATATAATCCCTTTCTATCTTCTGTATATAATACAGTTGAAAATCCAATTATTTTGCGTGAAAAAATATTTAAAAGTAAAAAATCACATTGTTCTAATGACTCTTCAATAAATGTATTACCTACTTCTTCTCTACATAATTCAGAGCAATTTTGTTTTTTCAAAATATATTTTTTAGCATCATGAAAATATCTTAAATTACTATCGCTCTTATCAATTATTTCAATTTTGGAATTTGTACGTTTCTCCATTTATATATTATATATAAATAATTTAATATATAATAAAAACTCACTAAAACCGTGACCATTTGTCTTTGTTAAATGAGTTGATATTTAATAATTTACTGGCATTTTCTTTCCAGAATTCAACGCGTCTATCCATCTTAACTTGTTCACGTGAACGCGGTACTACTGTTTCCTTATTAACATCCATCATTTTTTCTTCCATTTCAGTTGGATCAGGTTTTTCTCCATAGCAATTAACACCATATTTTATATTTGGATTCATAATAAACCCTCCATTTACACCAGGACGTCCACAAGCGTTCTTATAATCTTCGTTTGTTTGTAATTCATTCCATGTTTCCTTTTGTGTAGGAAATAATGCCATTTGGTCTGCTGACCAACCATAATTACACCACTCACCACCATTATTGTATGATTTTTCAATTTCATCATATGTTGCTAAACGTCCACCTAATGCTTTACAAACATAAGGGGCTTCATCATAGGAATATAGATTATTTGAAACATTATACACTTCTTTATTATCATCATTATTTTCATTTTCTTCAGATTCGTCATCCGAATCATCATTTTCTTCTGTACTCACCATCTTACCAAATGAACCAAATATTATATCAATAATTGGAATATTTAATATTTCTCGGATAAAAATAACGGTTACTAATATCACAAAAACTACTAATGTTAGAGTCATCAAAAAGTTAATAGATGAAGGGTTTTCATTATCATTTGTTCCAAGTCGAATTACAAATGCTAAACCATATAATATCAATCCAAACAAACCAGTTTCCAATAAAGATCCCGAATTTTGTAGAAATTTCTTCATTTTTTCATTTAAATGAGTAGCATAGTTTTGTCGTTGTTCTTTTGTTAAATCGTAATAACCACTAAATATATACGCGAAAATAATTACAATTACAAGTACATTCGCTATTTTTGTATAAAAATTTTTACCATCATTGCGAGTAACATTTATAGTATTACTCATTACAAAATATATGGCTAATACCCATAATAAAATGGTAATCAAAGTTTCACTAAACATTGTATTAAATACATTTTCTAATTGATTTACTTCTTCTTTTTCGTTATTGCTCATTATATTATAATCAGCTATTTTTTTTACGATAAAATAAACAGTAACTTTTCGGCGATATTACATTTTCTTTTAAAATACTCACTTTTTCATCATTTATATGATACCAAACGCCCTGTTTTTTTACATAACTTGTGTAATGACCTCCAAATATATTACCCATATGATTACAAACCGCATATAATTCATATATATTATTCATATCATAACCTTTGGTATATTTATTCAAATCTAATATTTCAGAGCATTTAATCATTTTATTCCTTTTTCGAATATTATTGTTATATCTTTTTAGACATAATATTAAAATCTTAGGAAAACTCCAAAAATATATTTGTTTATTAACCGTTTCACTACTTTTAGTATTATCATTTATATAATCATATATTACATCAATGTTTGTAAATATATCAAAACAATCATATATACTTTGTGTGTCATCAGTCATAGGTAAATCCAATATACTATAATGTTCTGGTTTGGAACTATATACTTTACCCGATATAGATTTAATATCTGATACATACATACCATAAAATATATCCATTATTTCACTATATTCTTTTTCATATACCTCCTTAATATGTTTATAACAAACTATTGCTAAATTATCCTTTTTAATTTTAGGTATACCACTAATATTTACAGATATTGGTCTACAAATACTATTATGAATACAATCGAGTAAAAAAATCAAAAATTCAGGCATATCATTTTGTTCATATCCTGTAAACATAGTTTTCCCTTTATGATTAGCGACTTTTTGTACAAAATGAATAAAACGCTTGGGACTAATAATATTATTACCATTCATCATCTTTCTTAACCCATTATATTCATTCAATATAATGGCATCCTCTATATTTTTCACATGTTTCAAATTATCGAACATTTTGTTTAATTCTTGTGTATTACTCATTATTTGTATACAAGTATTTAAAAAACATGTATTACCAAGATTTACTAATCCAGAAAATACTACATTATTTATATCCATAATCTAAGTTATTTAAAAAATAATCTTTATATACATATAATGAACAATAATGATCGCAGACTCTTATTGGAAACTATTCAAAGAATTAATGATGATTATCAAACATCAAATCGTGAATATAATCTTAATATGATGGATTATCATAGAAATATGAACCAAATGATAAATTTAATATCTAGTTCTTATAATCAAAATCGTATTAGTGGTTTACATAATTATGAAAGTCCACGTAGACTTAGAAATATACAAGGACAAAATAGAAATATACAAGGACAAAATAGAAATATACAAGGACAAGCTATAAATATGCTAGAACTCGAATTGCTCACAGGATATATGAATCAATTAACCAATCAACTAAATAACGTCGACCAACCTGCTTTAAATAATACTCAACTAAACACATATACTGAATTAGTTCCATATGATTCATCTATGAATGAACAAAGATGCCCTATTACACATGAAGATTTTCAAGAAGGAGAACAAATTTGTCGCATTATATCATGTGGTCATTATTTCAAACCTAACGCAATTCGCACATGGTTTCTACGCAATACTGTATGTCCAGTTTGTCGCCATAATGTATTATCTAATAATGATACATCTAATAATCCGATTGATGCTTCAATTCCACAAGGATTTTTTTCCAATATTATATCTAATATAATGCCATATAACGACGTGTCATATAACAATGTACAATATAACGACGTGTCTTATAATACAATAACTTATACATTTGATATACCTCTTAATAATAATTTTATTTAAAATATAAAAAAATAATATATTTAAATCAATGATTTAAAATAAGAAATCACATGAAGAATGATTTTAATGATGAATTCCCATTTTTATCATTATTTATTCGATTCAATATGTGATCAAATAATATTGTTTTAACTTTTGCTGAACAATATTTTTCTTTACGTTTCATGAAATCTTCTAAATCATCACCATATTCTTTTTCTAACTTTGACATATCATTCCGATATGATTTAATCGCACCAGTTTTTCTACGATGTGTCCACATTTCTATTAAAGCCAAACCATATAATTGTTGTAATGGTTTCATCAATTGATTTGTTACGTAATATGTATAGTCAATCCTTAATTTATTTTCAACTATAAATGCCGGCGTCTCTACGCGTTCACCTAATAACGATTTCGCATTTTTATTATGAATATAAACAAACTTTATTCTATCACCAGGTTTCGGTTTATTTCCTGGATCACGTTCACCTATTCTGTCTGCCAAAACACGATGTGCTATACGCTCTGGATTCTTATAATCACTTCGTAATGCTTTTGTAATCGCCAATTTATCCATCGGAACTTCTCCATTTACTAAGTCATTCAAACTCTTATTCAAAAATTCAATTGATTTTTCAATGTTGTTTTCTTTCATCAGTATATTCAATATTTCACCATATGTATCCTTCAAATAATCACATGAATCTCGTCGCTTTAATGACAAGCCCATAAACTTCAACTTACATTTATTCGGATCTTCTTCATATAACATCCCCACATAACGCTTCTTTGATAAAAGTATAAATGGCATTAATGTTTTCTCATATTCCAAACTCATTGGCGGTTTCAACCATTGTGTACACATATTAGCAGCATCTTGTGCCAATTCTATTGTTATTTCCAGCGCCTTTTTACCACGAATTGGTTCATGAGTATTTGGATCCTCCAAATTAAATGTGAAGAATACACTATCAGTATCGCCATAAACATATTCCGCCTTAGTCATAACAGTACCACATTTCGTCTCAAATATACCATCCCCATATTTATCTTCTATCATA